GTCAGGATGATCTTACTCAATTCTCCTCCTTCGCATACTTCCAACGCCACTTGGCATCCCAAGCACGATCATCGCGGAAGCGCATCATCTCTTGCTTGGCATTACGAACCACTGTACTGGGGTAGTTCCATCCCGTCAAGATATATGGCATACCAAGCGGTCCACCGATGTACCCAAAACCAGGAATGCGATTACGCCATGCGTTGATCTCGAATGTCCAAACTTCCGCCTCTGGCAGGTACTCAACTGACATGACTAGGTGAGAAGTTAGATCCTGCACAGTCACCTTGGGATAACTAGCCTCAAGGATACGGAAGTTGTTGTGCTTCAGCCCACGAACTACCCTGGGAAAGCTAACGCGCTCAATCCATGACATGGAAATTTCTCCTAATGGTCTTCACCAGAGAGTCAACAACATAAGTGTCTGGTAGCTCTGGCAATACAGTACGATCACGGAACTTGTCCTCATACTCTTCATACAGGTCACGCCCGTAAACAGGATCAACGGACACCTTCTCACCAAACTCGTGATACCACTCAGGATTCTCAAGCTTGATGGGAAGTTCTCCCTGTGTGTAGAGAGTGTAGCCCTGGAACATCAGTCGTGCAAGGTGCCTTGCGTGCTTCTTAATACGCTTACGAGTATCAGAGCCGAAGTCACCACGCTCTTCAAGACGAACCAACTGAGACTTAGCGTAGCCCAAGTAGGCATCTCGCACAAGAGGAGCCGAGACAAAGGACATGCGATGCTTTCGGAGCAGGTCACCATCCTCAGAACGTACCGTCAGAAGCTCCTCAGGGGTCCATAGAAGCTCTGTCACAGTCGGGTTGCACTTGAGTGCCAAGCGGCAGAACTTACCCACCTCATGGAGCGTCCTGTCAGGATCAGTATGCACAACGGAGAAATCCTTCTCTGTCGGCAGGCGCAGACCAATGAAATAGTCCACAGGCTGAACATAAATGCCCAGCTTATCCACATCGGAATCCGGAGTGTTCAAACCGTACGCAGTAGAGCCAACAATCGACTCAAGAATTACCTTCATGTCTCCTATCCCATTCCTTCTTAAAGTTCTTCACATAGACAAAGCCATAACCCAGACAGGAGATAAGGAATCCATACTGTCCTGTGTAAATGGCATACCATGCCCAGAGGAACTGAGCAAAGATTCCTAACGCCCAGCCCCACTTGTTCCTGTCACCTGCCAACCATAGACCACAGATGCCTATGAGAGCAAGTACAAAGCTCATCACAATTTCCTCCATAAGAAAAGGCGGAACCTAAGCTCCGCCTTACTTTACTGATATTTAATTACTCGCAGTCGCAGACCTGAGCACGACCAGCCTCTAGGCCAACCTCATATCCAGCGTCCCAGCCGTCAGCATAACCGTACTCACGGCCTTCGTACTTACCGTCTGCGTAACCCTCTTCATAACCATCATCACGGCCCTCATCCCAATTACGATCCATGTCGAAATTGTCATAGCACTCATCGTGGTTATTGTCATCAAAGCCCTCCTGGTACACACGATCGAGAAGAGCATCAAGGTCCCGCTCAAGTGACTGAATAGCAAGAGACCCGCGACCAGGAAGAACAATACCGTAGTCCTCAAGCGTGCTCATAAGCTCTGCTACCTTAGTCATCATTATTGCTCTTCTCCTTCTTCTCTGCCCGGATCAGCTCGTCAACAAGGTCTACAGCTTCCTCATAATCACCATACAGGGAAACCATATTGTCCCACGCTTCCTTCAATTCCTCGGAAACGTCATAGTCGTCAATCTTAATTCCATAGGAAATGGCCTCATCATAGCCACCTTCCCAGTCGATCTTACCTTCAAGATCCCAGATGGTTTCAAGCTCACGTGCCATACATTAATCCTTAACTCGTCTAGTGTCACGGCCCTCAACAGGGATAATGTCAAAGGCATCATACATAAAGGAGCCAAAGGATTCGTCGTAAATCTTTTCCAGATCCTTTACGCCCTTGTTGCTGGTGGCAATGGTCGGCAGCCCAGCCTCATGACGGATACGAAGAAACTCATGGAGACTGCTCTGTGTGAATCCAGATGCCGTGCGGTGTTCCTGGCCGATGTCATCCAAGAGCAACAGATGTGCCTTGTTCGACTTGTCCAGAATCTCAAATGCATTGGTCTTCAACTCACTCTCTTCCTTCTCAAAGGTATCGGTGAGTGCCTTCTTCCAATCAGAGAATCGAATATAGAAGACGTTAAATCCATACCCCTTGTACTGTACCTCTGTCAGGATTGTACAGGCAAGGGAAGTCTTTCGCGTGCCGTTGGGTCCAATGAACAGCAGACCCCTACCAATCTTGTCACGGTCATCAGGAAAGTCTCCCTTAGCCGCGCGCTTACGAGACACATAGTGGTCCCGGAACTCATCCACAAAGGTACGTGCCTTGTACAAGGCGAACTTACCTGTACCATTCACAGGCTCATAGTCAGTGAACTGCTGACCACGGTAGCGCACAGGAATGTTTGCACGAGCCCAGCGGTGAGCGTAGAAATCTTCGTTAAGCGTCACCATTAGCCTTCAACCACTCCTCATATTCCTTGTCCGTGTTGGTACCTGAATAATCCTTGGTGCTCGGCTTTCTGTCAAGTGACTCAGCGATACGCTCAGCGTTGTACAGGAAGTCCTGCCATCCAGGATTTTTACCACGAAGAGATTCATCCGTCAAGTATGTATCAATCAGGAGCTTGATTCTCTCCTCGCCCTGATCTTTCCATGCCTTGATGTTCTTGGCAAGCGCCAGCATGTTGACCATGCCAAAGCCCTTGTACCAGGAAGCCTTCATCAATCCGTCACGGAAATACTTGGCTAGTGTCATACTGTTGAACGACTTAGAGGGGACCTCCTCTTCTTTTGGAGATCCCCACAAGTCGTCCCATAATTCTTGGGACATTACACCTCAATCAATTTCATCACTGGACCCATATAAATGTGCACACCAGTATAGCTACCGTTGTCATAAAGGTTCCAGGTCTCTCGACCCATTCCCTCCCAGGTCAGACGAGGAACGGGAAGTTCCTCGTCATCATCTTCCTCATCCGCCCAATAGCCATACTCTTCCGCAAGATAATCCAGCTCAGCACCAGTCTTGGCAGAAACAATACTGTCATAGAACTGATTGCCGTCCCAATTCGGATAGTCCTCCCAGTACGCATTGAAGACATATCCGTTGCGTTCGAACTTAGCGCTCGCCATTCTCAAGCTCCTCAATCAAAAGCTCACAGAAGTGAATAGCCTTCTTCAAATCCTCAACGCCATTCTTGCCACGGAATCGCATAATGTACTTGAGAGCGCTTCCGTCAAGGAAGCCCATCTTATTTGCCCTGATTACCTCAAGGGGTTGGATGGCAAGATCCGTGTAATGGCTGCCGCCAACTTGCTTCTGCTCAGTCAAAATTATCCAATTCTCATCAAAATCGTCACGAGGAATAAGTTCTTTCCTACCATTAGGGTCCTCAAGAATCACGCCATCACAACGAACAACATATACCCTGCGCGGATTTAGACTGGGGTATCCTTTAAGGCGAACATGGTCATCCCACTTCACCCTTTCCATATTGGACTTCACTTACGCTCCTGCACCATCTCAACAAGAGTACCCAGGGTAGCCGTGAAGGCGTTACCCATATCCTGAATGTTGCCGACAAGCTGAATCAGCAAATCATCCTGTCGAGAAGAAGCATCCCACGGGCTCTTCGGCTTTGCAACCTCAGCAGGAACATGAACCAGATCAGGAATAACCTTAGTGCCCTCACTGGAAAGCACCACAGTAGCAGACAGCTCAGGCGTAGTCAGGTTCTCCACGCGAGCAACAGACTTCGCCTGCTCCCGTTCAACCGAGTCCTGAATAAGCTTGTCCAGCCCTGCAAGGCGGCTCTCAGGCTCATTTACAGGCTCAGTGGACTCAGACTCCACAGGCTTGCTCGCAGCCCTCTTACGGGGCGTTGTAGCCTTCTTAGCAGCCGCACGCTTACGAGCAGGCTTGGGGTTCTCAATCTCCTGCTGAGCCTCAAACTCAGCAGTAACCTTCTCTGCGTGCTCAATCTCCTCAGGAGTCTCATAGCCGGGGAAGATGTCATTCATTCCCATGCACAGGTTCACAACATTGAATCCTGCCGCCTTAGCCTCAGCAAGCATATGCATATCGGTCGGCGTAGGGTCACCCTGAGAATACTCGGACTCCTCGTTGAAGAGCATGACGACGAAAACCTCATCAGTATTCTCGAAACTACGAAGAGTCTCGAATGCAGTCTTCAAAGTCTCGTCAGCATCCTCAGTCCTCACAATGTCATCAAGCTCAGACAGGTCACGTGTAAGCGGTGCACCCTTCGTCTGGATAACCTGGAAATCCGCCTCAGACTGGATACCCCAGTCGATAACCGTACGGATACCCGCAGGGAGCTTGGCGAACATGGGCAGAACAAGGCGAACCTCTCGGCTCTCCGCAGTACCGAATACCCAATCCAGGAAGTTGCTGTTAAGGTTCTCCTTCGTAGTCTTGCCAGAACCCATGACCAGGATGCTGAGATCCTTGGTGTAGTTGCGCTCCAAAATTTCCTCCTTAGTCATGTCCTCCAACGTAGCGCTCACTTGACCCTGTGTCAAGGAGGCGGAGGAATGTTAGACTTGCGCTTTGCAGTCTTCGGG